CAAGTGGGAACACTCCATATACTTGAAGGTGTACAATTATGCTGATGAACTCAAGAAGATACTGGGATGGCAAATAGATAATCGGGGTGCTGGGTATTGCCAAGACGGCAAGCTAAAGTTCAAGATACGTGGCTCTAGGTTTAGTGGGGACATGAACACAGCACTCGGGAATAAGATCATCATGTGTGGCATGGTGTTTGCCTACGCCAAGGAGAGAGGCGTAAAGATTAGGTTGATCAACAATGGGGATGACTGCATGGTCATCATGGATAGACAGGATTTGCAAAAGTTCTTGTATGGTTTGGATGCATGGTTTGCTGAAATGGGACTCAGAATGACTACTGAAGACCCAAGGTACGAACTCGAACAACTCGAGTTTTGTCAGATGCATCCCATCCGTACGAGTAGGGGGTGGACCATGGTCCGTAATATACCCACGGCACGTGAGAAGGATTCCATGTGCCTGAAGAACTTGGACACGGAGGCAGCAATGAGAAAGTGGATGATGGCCATTGGTGAATGTGGTCTCGCACTATGCGCCGGTGTTCCTATTATGCAATCCATGTACGCAATGTACCTACGCAATGGAATGGAGTCTAGAATACGTTATGATCCCTGTTTAGATACGGGGCTCAGTCACATGCGTGGTACACTCGAGTCACGTGAGCTCGAAATCCTCCCCTCAACCCGGGCACAGGTCTATAGTGCTTGGGACATTACGCCTGCGGAGCAGATAGCTATCGAAGAAATGTTCGATCAAGACCAAGTTGAATTTGGTATGGCAGGTATGGAGTTGGATGAGGTGCCCTGCTCAATCATTTGAACCCCTTCAGGGAGGGGCATGATTGAGAATTGTTGAATGTACATAGAGTAGGTTATGTATCCTTTAGTTTATGGGAAGAATTGTGGAGCGAATTGGAGCCGTGGGAAATATCAATCTAGTCAGTGTGGAGGTGAAGCAGAGGCAGTAGATGCCGTTGACAGAGCTTGTGCTAAGCACGATTGCAGCTTTGCGAGTGGAGTCGGCGCTAAGGAAGCTAACAGGCTGTTTCTCGAGGATCTTTCACAGATCCCGGGGAGCGCAGCAAGAGTCGCAGAGGCAGCAATACGAACCACGCGTTTCGGAGAGCAGAGAATGCGAGGTCCACGACCAGTGTATACAGTACAGGTCGAGCCTGACGGTACTTTAGAGCCATTACCCCAGCGTGTTCGGCAACCTCGGTTGAGAGGTTCACAACCTATCGTGGCCACCGATAGTATTAAGGAAGTAATAGCATTGCCGAGTGTCAGAGGACATAACACGAGAGAGATGGTCAATAAGAACCAAAAGAAGTACGTCAAGAAGGCTGAAGCCGAGATCGTGCGATCATTGAGAAGTAAGCAAGTTATGCAAAAGAAAAAGTCTGATCGCCGATCAGCGGTGCGTACCTCGTTCGCACCTAGCGCAAAAGGATCGGTCATCACCAACCAGGGTCCATCAATGTCCTATCAGGCTGATGGATCAACTAGAATGCGAC